GAATGGCCAGAAAAATTTGATACCACATACGATTGTATGACGTTTGGTTATGAAGAGTCTTTGGTTAAAATGAAAGAAATTGGTCGAGAAGAAGTCAATAAACATGACATTTATATTAGATTTTTATGCACTCCAGAGCAGACTATTTGACAATATGGCAAGATTATGGTAGAGCAAATTAATTTCTCACCATTACCTACCCTTATTTTTCCCTCTCTAGGGTAGGTCTATCTACACATACAACCCATAAAAATACCACCGTCTTTCATAATATGTAAATTTAATTTATCTACATATCCCGTTAATTTTAATCTGAGTATGTCACACAACTCAAAACAATTAACGTCGCTTGTCAACACTATTCCATTCATCATCTGTTTTGTGATTGGAATCAGTTGATACAGGCCGTCGTTTAATATTATTAAGTCCATTTACTAAATCATACCAAAGCTTTTTATACTTTGGGTTCCTTGTTTTGTTCCAGTTATTTGCTATCTCGTCTAACTTTTTTTGCGTCGTCATTGACTCTTGTTCCATAATTCAAAACATTTTTTAATCCTGATGCTTTTATATTTATATTTACACCATACGGTTTCCATGCTTGTTTCATTAAGTTTAACTCTAATAACAGACTAGACCATTGTCCTTGTGCTGCACCATCTACTTTTAATGTTATAGTTTTTTCTTTCATACTTAAAGACTAGGATATTTTGGGACCCTTGTCAACGCCCTTGTCCCTTGTATTTTTTGAACGAACGCCGCTTCGATTTGTTCATTTTGCATTTACTAGGATTTCTACCTATACTTGTTTTGTGAAATATAGGTATGTGAGCAACCTTTGCGTATAAACCTTTAGCTTTCTTGGCCATCGAAATATTTATCTACGTCTGATTTTAATGTGTGCTTATGTAAATGAGGTATGTAACTTATCTTTCCATTTATATGTTGTTCTAAATCAGAACCACAAGTTAAACATCTAAAAAATTGTTTTGTTAATCCTACCAAAGGTGTGTACTCCTCACAGGTAGGGCAGATACCATTAACTATCTCTGCTGTTATTTTGAAATTTTTTCCTGTCATATGCTTTCTTATTCTTTACCACACGCTGGTGGTAACGTCTATCTTTTAATTCTTTAGCAATTTTATTCGATGATGAGTTTTTTAATTGACCTTGAGCCATCAATGTTCTCCTCTAATTCTGCAGAACCCTTCCAGCATTTATAAGTAACAGACTCTGAATACTGTCTCTCCGCCGTACGCTTACCACGTAAACATTCAGCCATTGAACTCTGCAAACGTGCCTCCTTGATCTCTCCGTTTACAAACATAAGTAATCCTACTACAGCTTCTATCATTTTCCATTACCATTTTTGTAATGCATATCTCTAGCTTTATCTTTTAATGATTCAATATCAGTTAAAACTTTATCCATTTGTTTTGTTAAAAATTCTATATTAACTTTGTTTAATGCCATGGATTCTATATGTTTGTTTAATTTGTCGGTAGTCTTATAAAGATCCTCGATCATCATAAATTGTTCGCTATCTGCAGGAAGTGCGCCTAACTGGCCCCGAGGCCATTTTATTCTAAACTCTGTGTTTTCTTCTAAATCTTTTGACATCAACTCTAATTTAGTTTGAGTTTGATTTAATGATTCATGTAATCCAAAGTAAGCCCAGGTCCCAATTGCAACCATCGCAATCAATGATGCTACGGTCTTCATAGGCATTTGTACAGCAGCTTCTTCGGATATATTTAATGGTTTTTTACTCATCTTTTGGTTTTGGTAAAGGTAGTATATAGTCTTTTGGAGGTATTTTCAATTTGCTTTTAGAGGGCCCTATGAGCTTATCTCCCATTAAATTAATCTTTGGGTTCTCTTTTTTATAATTGTCTTTCATGTCATCCCACAAACTTTGTGAGTCAACAGGTCTAGTGTTATCTCTTGCAGGAGTTACGCCTCTACATTTAGATACTAACAATCTAAAGTTTTCATTTTGTGCAAGACTAGGATTGCTGTTGACCCGACCACACATTTTCATTAACTCTAATTGTTGTTTAATTGCTACGTTTTCTTTTGAAGTTTTACAGTCTGTGCCTAAATATTTTCTGTAAGTAAATCTAAGATATTGATCTTCATGTGTATTACTATCACTATAATTATAATCAGTATCTCTTCTTTCTGTGCTTATTTCCATTTCACCACATCTTACACCATACTCGTTAAGATATTCGTTTCTAGGATATGCAGGTTCTACAAACAATGCTAGTATTGTAATAGCCAAGATAAGTAATCCTGTAAAATAGTAATTCATCCTGAGAACCTCCATACATTACCTGTTTAAATCCTTAATGTCATAGTCGTGTTCTCTAACTTGATCTGCTAATTGTCTATATAAATTTTCTGCCATTTGCCATGTAGATTCTGCAGAAGTTAATCTTGTGTTTTGATCTACAATTTTATCTTCAGCAACTTTTAAATCTCTTTTAAGATCTACGATTTCTTGCTGATTAGTGTTGATAGTATCTGTAAGATTAACAATATAACGAACGCCAGTAAAAGTTCCGACCAAGACCGAAGCCACGACCGGAACTAATACAAAATTCTTTTTTAATAAATCTGCTAAATTCATTTATCTCCAACAAAACCAAGTTTTGAATTTTTTCCAAAGTTTTTTAATCATTTTTTTTCTCCTCTATTTCGTAAAAGAACCTATCAGTATCTTCAGTTTTCCACTGACCGGTATCTTCTACATTCCATTCATTTGTTTGTACCTTCCAGTCAGGAATATTGTCCTTAACGGTAAACGAAGGTAAGTCCCAAATACATCTATTATTAGGTTGTGCTGCATAATTACCGTCATCTAATGCAATTATGTGAGCGCACTTGTGTTCGTGCGGTATTTCCGAGTGTTCGGTATCTAATATATTACTCTCTGGATGTGCAAAGTCAACGGTAAATAAATATTTACCTTCGTGCCATTTTTTATCTTTACCTATATATTTTCCGTGTTGGTCACTTAAAATATCCCAACAATTAACAGCAGGATAATAACTAAAAGAATTCCAAAGCTCCAGTTCATCAAGTCTTTTGGTGGGAACAGTTCCGGGGTCATAATCACGTTGAATAAAAGCCGTAATTGGGAGACGATAATAGACTGCACCGTTTTCCATAATAGCATGCCATAAGATAGCACGACCTGTAATACAGCTAAGACCAAAGACAATACAGTCTTCAACTTCTCCATGATGTTTTTTGCAATCATATAAATACTCCCTTCTTATCTGTGCATAGATTGGTGGTATGTTTGCGTTTAAATATGCCATAATTTATCCTCATTTTATTGTACCCCAATTTGGTCCTGATTCATAGTCCACTTTGTTTGGTACTTCTAAATCTACTGCAGACTCCATAATCTCTTTTATTTTATCTGCATTGTTGTTGACTGATATATCAAGTTCATCATGCACTTGTATATGTGGTATGATACCCTCTTTGTATAGATCAACCATAGCTTTCTTTGTCATGTCAGCTGCTGATCCTTGTATTAATTTGTTTAGTGCTTTGTAGGTAAACGCCCGTTTGATCCCTGGTCCGTGTTCTGCGAGTGCATCTTCATGATTTAATGCTTTATGTATCCCGAACTGATTGGGCTCCCACAAATTAAATCTACATCTACGACCAAGTAAAGTTCTAACACGACCTTTATCCTGGGCTCTACGCATTACACTCTCCATTAACATCTTAACAAAAGGTACCTTGTCATGGTAAAGTCTAAATAAATCATTAGCATCTTCTTTTGATATACCTAGCTCTGCTTGTAATTTGTTTTTACCCATACCATAAAACAATCCAAGGTTTATAGTCTTAGCCTGTGATCTGGGTATACTTGCCATCTCAGCTACAATCTGATGAAAGTCTGCTTCACCGTCGTTGTATGCATCTAATACTTCGTCAACACCATAGAGTCCATCAAGACTAGCGTAGTGTGTAACAAGACGTGGTTCTTGTTGTGAGTAATCAAAACAACCCCACTTACAACCTTCTTCTGGTATAAATAAACTTCTGATCCGTGGTCCTAGTTCCTTGTTACGTGCAGGTATCTGCTGTAAGTTTGGATTATTGTAACTGAATCTACCAGTTACTGTACCACCTTGATCAGATCTAATTTGATTTATCTCTGCATGTATTCTACCTTTATGTTGATGCTTTAGTATGGTATCAATAAATGTAGTATGAGATTTATTTATTTCCCTAGCACGAGCTATTTGTTTTACCAACGGGTGAGGATGGTTCTGCAGAAAGTTCTTAGTAAATGATGGAGAACTTGTTTTTGCGGTTAGGTCATATGGTAGGTTCAGTTTTTGAAAAACTTTCTCAATTGAACGTGCAGCCCATATTTGAACATCTATTGATGTTTCTTTTTTTACTTTGTATAAGCATTCTTTTTCTTCTTCTATTAATTGTTGCTTTAATTCATATGCTGCTTGGGTATCTACACGCACACCTAAAAAACGCATATCAACTAGGCAAGGAAAAAGTTCAGTCTCTAATTTAAATATATCTTCAATGTCTTCATGATACATTTGTTTTTTCATCTCTTGCCAAAGTTTATAGGTTAATTCTGCATCTTGTTCTGCATACTCACCAACATACATTGCAGGTAGTTTATACATTTCTGCTTTGTGATCTATGCCCCAAAGGTCTGCAGTTTCTTTCAATACAGCCTCATTTTTACCGATTCCGACATAATCACGACCCAGACTACCTAAATCGTATCTAAAGCGATTCTCGTCTACGAGAGAGCCAGCAATCATGGTATCTACGATAGTGCCATTGATTTTAAGACCTGCAGCTCTAATAAAGCATACATCATACATAGCGTTGTGAAATATTTTGATAGAATCTGTGTTTAGTACATCTTGAAACCATTTAAGGACCATGTTCTTATCCATGTTGCCGCCACCTTCATGTGCAATTGGATAGTATCCCTTCCAATCTTGTACAGCCACAGCTATCCCAACAATCTTACTTCGACCTACAACAGAACCAGAGCCAATAGTTTTTAGGTCAGGGTCTTTTGTTTCTAAGTCAATTGCTATCTCACTGTAATCAGATAGATCAGGAAAGTCTTGTGGTGGTAACCACTCTGTCTGTGGTTTAAATATCGGTTTCATTATAATCTCTCTCCATAATCATTTCTATAAAATGTATTGCTTTCAATAAATCTTGTTTCTTTCCCTTGTCACGATGTCTTATAATGTATTTTATAGCACAACCTTCAGGATATAGCAATTCATTCTCTACTACAAACTTACT